CCAGGTTTATCTGTTAATCCTTGACCAGGAACTGGTGCATCAAAAGGGTTATTAGGTGCTTCTTTAAATTTATCCATGTATCTCCTTATGTAAACATGCTATCTTTATTTCTAAACCATTTGGTTAAACGATAGTCCCATTCATTTCTTAATTCTTCTCCATCAGCAGTTTTTATTCTACTAGTTCCACCAGCTTTATCAGATCTTTCAAAGCCTACTCTGCCTCCATAATTTTGTGGGGCTACAGATGTATCTTGTAATTGAAAATTACCACCAGAACCATTTCTATCAAATAAACTACCTGTAATTTTTTTAGCAAACAAACTACCTGTAGGTCCTCCAATAGCATTTCCTACCCATCCTGCTGCTGCTGTTACTCCTGTTTTAAATAATTTTTTTAACATAACTCTCCTTATTAATTAAATAAATCAAAACCAAACTTACCAATCATTTGATACATAGCATCTTTAGAAGCTTGATCTTGTAAGTCTACTGCTGCAGATCTTTCAAGTGCTGCCATTGCCATGTTATGATTTCTATTCTGTTCATTCTCAGAAGCAGTATTAACCCATGAAGCTTCGTCTCTCCATTGTTGCCATGCTGCTGACATTGCCCAGTTAGATAAGTTTAGTAAATTCTGTGCGTTAGTTTGATTAGCTGCATTAACAGCTGCAGTGTTTGCAGTATTAATACCTCTTCTCCAAACTACATTTGATTGGTCAATCTCTCTTTGATTATTAACATTAAACTGTTGTCTTTGATTATCTAATGTAGCATTAAATTGATTGATAGCAGATTCTCTAGCTGCATTAGCCTCATTTACTTGTACAGTATTTTGTGCATTTAATGCTGCAATTTTATTTGCTTCACTAGTTGCATATTGTTTCATAGCATCATTTCTAGCTGCATTTTGTTCAGACATTTGTGATGACATGTTATCATAAAATTGATTAACTTGATTCTGACTAGTAGCATTAAATTGATAAGCTGCATTTGCTGCTGCTTGATCTGACATTAAAAATGCCTGTCTTGTATTTAAATTTTGTAAACTTGCTTGTTGATTATTAGATAAGTTAGCCATATCCATTTGTAGATATGATTGTGCATTTGTAATTGCAGCTTGCTGATTGTTAGCAAGATTTTGAAATATCATTTGCTTATAAGTATCTGCATCTGCTTTAGCAATTGGTATAGCAGAGTTCATAATACCTTCAGCTAATGCTTCAGCTGCCATAGAACTTTGGCTCATACCTCTATTAGCCATAGCTGCTTCAGTAGCTTTTGCTGCACCTCTAGCCCATACAGGTAAAGGATTACCAGATTGTACTGCTGTAGTTACATCTTGTTGTAAGTCAGCTAATTGACCTCTAACTGTAGCATCAGTACTAACCGTACCTTGAGCTGCTACTGCTGGTGCTGTTACTGTACCTTGTGCTGCAGTCATAGTAGGAGTTGATCCTGCTACTGTAGCTTGAGTATACTGTGATGCAGCCTGTGTTGTAGGAACTGTTGATGCTGTACTTGTAGGTGTTGCTGCTCCTGCTATTGTAGGGGCTGATACAGCTGCAGGTGCTGCTGCTGCCGTAGTACCTGTAACTCCTGCAGTACTCATTAATTCATTAGGTGCTACATTCTGTAATTGTGGAGATATAGTAGTCCCCGTAGGCATAGTAGGTTTAGCTACTATAGACTCAATTAAAGATGTAGCTTTACTTGATGTAGTTTGATTACTAGATGTAGGCTTAACTGAGCCTGTCTGTAATTTAACTGTATCTACTGTCTCTGCCATTGTTTATCTTCCTTGTCGATTATATTTTTTAAATGTTGATCTTTTGTTTAAATTCTTTCTATGTCTTCCTGGTCTTTTCTTAGGTTTTGGTCTTGGTACAAAATGTAAAAAACTTTGTCTAGCCATTAGGGTTTAGTTGGCCATGTAGCATTTTCGCATTTAGCAACTGTATCTTTACCAGCAGGTAAATCTCTTAGTGCTTGTCTATAAGTTCTCATATCAGATGTTAATGTGCTATCTGATAAAGCTAGGTAATCTGTTTCAGCAAGTAATCTATTTCTTTTAGATCTTAAATCAGCTAATGCTCTTGCTGGAGCAGCGGCTAATACAGCTGCTTCTTCATTATCTCTAGCTGTTTCTTCATCAGCTGTAAACTGAACAGACACTCCATTTATGTTGTGATGTCTTGGCATAATTATTTATACTCCATTGTTAATTGTTAAGCAATACCATAAAGGCAAATATCTCCAGCATCTATGTTGCCAGAACTCATTTTAAATTGAATTTCGTCAATAGCTGATGTTGTATTAAAATACCCAGCTATATAACTATTCCATTCTCCATTTCTTTGTTCATATCCAGAACAAGTAGAAATAAAATGTTTAACAAATGTTGTGGAAGATGGATTGAATAAACGTAAAGTACCAACACAACATTCATCATTACCATTACCTAAACCTCTAACAAGTTGTTGAAATGATGTGCCTTGTGCTTGATCTCCACCACCTTCATATTCAACAGTTGCTTCATTATCTGCTTCAAAATGTAATGCTTGAAAAAAAGTGCTTGTTATGGTTTCATTATAACCACTACCACCAGCAGAATTTCCTTGAAAAGTAAAATTAACATTATCTGTTGCTGGGTGTATATTTTTAAATGTAAATAAATATTCCTTGTAAGTATTATCCAAGACAACTGAACTTGCACCATCAACAAAAGATAAGGTAGAAGAAGATGATGCTGTTAGCTTTTTAATAAATATCATACTGCCTAATCCAGTAATACTTCCAAAAGCAGTTGCGTTCTTTACACCTTGATTATTTAATTTTACAATACTCATTAACTATCCTTTATTCCGTAGAGTTTGATTGAGCCTAAATCAATATTGCCAGATGAATATGAAAACTGTACTCCATCTATAGCTGCTGTTACATTGCAATATCCAGCAGTGTAAGAAACTATTGAATAATTTGATGAATTATAATTTTGAAATTTTGCCATATAATGTTTTACAAAAGTTGTATTGCTTGGCGAAAACAAAAACATTTCTCCAACACCACATTGGTCATTATCTGCTCCAGTATCTCCTTGTGCGTCTAATTTTTGAACTCCAGTTGATTGTGCTAAATCTTTTCCAGTGTCATAAGCTAATGCAGTTCCACTATCTCCCTCATCATGATATGCTCCAAATGCAGTTGTAGTTTTTGTTGCGTCATAAGCTGATCCACCATCTCTAAAATTTACTTGAAAATTAGCACCATCAGAACTTGGGTGGATATTAATAAACTCAAACTTATAAATAGGATATGTGCTATCCAAGACTACTCCATTACTTCCATCTACGAATGATAATGTTCCAGAACTACTAGCAGTTAAAGTTTTAATATGTGTTAATGCTCCACTTGGTATTGAAGAAGCAGAGGTTACAGCACTTATGCTATTGTTGTTGTATTTAACTAATGCCATATAATTTTATTACTCCACTATCTATGTTGCCAGACGCATATTTAAACTGTACTGCATTAACAGCAGAAGTAGTATTACCATATCCAGCAGTAAAACCAGTATTACAATAATCTCTAAATTCATTTAGATTTATAGTTGCCATAAAATGTTTTACAAATGTAGTAGATGATGGGTTAAATAAATATAAAGTACCACCAAGATTTTGATCGTTATCATTACCAGCTCCATGAGACAATGGTTGAAAACCTGTTCCTTGTGCTAAATCTCTACTACCATCATAAGTTATTCCAGCATCACTATCATCTTCTTTATGATATGCATTAAAAAAAGTTGTAGTTTTAGTAACATTATAATTTGAACCACCATCAGCACTTAAATTAAAAGTAAAATTTGTGTTATCTGTCGCTGGGTGTATATTATAAAACTTAAAAACATATTCATCATAGGTGCTATCAATACCAGATGTAAAAGATATTGTAGATGAGCTTGATGCAGTTTGAGTAGAAATAAGGTTCATTGAACCACCACTTAAACCACTTGGTTTAGATGTTATTGCTGATAAGGAATTATTATTTGCGAAGTTAAGAGCCATGTCTTACTCCTTTGGATTATCTGATTTAACTTTAGCTATTGCGTCTTGCCAAGTTGATGTTCCATTAACTTTATCCCAGTATTGCATATCTAATTGTTCTTGAATTGATGGATATTCTTTTTCTCTTTTTCTTTGATATTCTTTAGCATCATAAGCAGTTTGAAGTTCTGTTTGTTTTGCTAAAATATCTTCATTAG